TAGATTTTATTCCAATATAAACTTTCATTATTTATGCTCCTTAATAATTTTTTCTAAAGTCTCGACTATTCTAGTGCAACTCTTTCCATCCACTAAAACATTGATCTTACCGTAGTTTGTGAACATATATGGTAGTCGTTGCTTGTCTCTACCTATAATAGGGATCCCGTGTGCCTCTGCGGTGATGTCAAAGGTGCTCATTAAATCGGTATATATTATTTTGGCATTTTCATATAAATATTTACACTTTTGGAAGTGGTTACTCCCAAAATTATCATATCGATTCGAGTACATAGGATTTAATTCATAATACAGTTCTCTTTGGGTATCATCGACAATTGAGGTAATAAAATTCTCACATTCATATTCTTTACAGTAATCTTCTAATTGTGTTTTTGTTAGAGGAGGTTGATTCCATTCTTTAGGCATTCCATCATTTTCAAATAATGAATGTTGTGGAACATAAACAAATAATTTCGGATTACGTCGTTCTGGAATGGTTCGATCAAAATAAATATGACCTACGTGATAGGCTTTTAACCCCTTTGATTTAAGATGATTATAAGTCCAGTCATTATTACAAAGATAATATATATCGTCATGATACTGGCGACGAAGAGAAATACTGTGGTCAGGTACCCCATGCTCAAACCATATTGTAGGTGCCTCATATTTATGTTCATCTCTTCCATGATCTAATGTCCACATAATTCGACATTGATTAAATAATTCTTCAGGAATCCAATCGATACAATGGTGACTCATGTGATCTGGTTATGAAATAAATAGGGATGATATTTTTTTGCCCACTTAAGAAGTTCTTTTTGATTATTCCTAATCTGAATCGGTAGCATAATAAAAGCATCCGGCGGTATATCGAGTTCATGCTTAAATCCCTTTTTAGATGAGAATCCTTTAGTATGAATATAATCTGCCTTCTTTTCATCAAGATAGGCTCTATTCATAGGGTTTTTCATCCATGTTCGTACAGCTTGATTAGCAATCTCGATCTTTTGATCAAAATCACTCATATTCGGATTTATTTTATCCAAATCAATATCAGACGCAATACACATTTCATAAAAGTTAAACATAAATATCCATCACATTGTTATGAGATAAGGTAAAAAAATAGGGGAGAACGCTATAAACTCCCCTATTTCGTCCTTACATTATACCCTATGAAGCGATTACTTTTCCAGCCGCTTTCTCAGTACGCATATCGAGAGTAAGTTCACCCACGATTGCAACCTGAGTACTATCATTGGTTTTTGCTAACTTGAATTGTGAGAATCGTCTCAAGTACGAAACCTCAACCATATCAAGTGCTACTGCCAACAAAGTAGCATCGGTAACATATCTGTCTAGGATGATATTCACAGTTCCGAAATCGGAATCATAAATATTGATAGACAAGATTTGTGTTTTCTTCTCTGCATCGATATTTCGAGTGACTTTTGACGTCAACTTAGAAATACGACGTTTCAACTTACCACCAACCAAAACAGTATCCGGTGCTTGGCCAGTTTCGAACATTTGATCGAATAAATCATTCAATAACTCTTCGAAGGCTTCCAAGTTAGCCGTTGCAGTTCCAACCCATGTTGTTCCAGTTAAATTCGCAGTTGCCGTATTTGTCGTAATCTTTTCTACAAGACCAGACAATGTCCTCGCAACAGCAGTTGTACCAGAAGCGGAAGTTCCTACAATTAGGGCCTTCTCAACATCACGAGCCAACTCAGTAAATCGTTTCTTAACCTGATAATTAATCTCAGATTTAACACCACCATATTTTGCTACGGCTTCTTGAGAACCAGTAACACTGATCGTTTTAGTAAAGATCTGCATAGTGTTTGATTCAAGTGTTCGAACAGCGATTGTATCTGGTGTTGTTAGTGAACCACCTTCAGCGATTGCATTTGCAGCATCAGCCGCTTCCAAAGAATCTTGAACTTGTTCTTTAACTCGAGCGACCCCAGTATTACTCCCAAGCATGGAAAATAATGGAGAATCTTTAGGCGAAACGTTAGTTACGACATCAGATACATCTTGAGCGTTAGTAGCGCTCGCGGTATAGGTACTAAATAGTGTAGACATTTATCTCAACTCCTTTAATTACATTGATTTTAAAATATCATCTGCAATATTACCTAGGAGAAATTCAGTCGCATCTTTCTTATTAAAAGAATCTGGATTCCTTAAAACATTTAATGCTGATTTAACACCTTTTTGTGAGTCTTCAACATCAACTGAAGCAGGAGATCCAGAACCGGTCTGCCCACTAAATCCAGCGGGTTTTACAACCTCTGTCCGAACTTGAGATGGTGGGTTCTTAGCCGTTACCATCCCATAAATTTCATTCAGTGAAATTTGCTTACTTAAAAGCATTTTCTTAATTTCTGGTTTATCTTTTAAATAATCAAGAATACTATCTGTTACCTCTTTCTTTTCATCCTTTAATTCTGGATTACTCTTGAAAAAGTTATCTTCTTCTTTAGAAATCTGATCCTCTTTTTGAGTTGTGTTGATTCCAGTAACTGCAGCACTTAATTTCGCCATATTATCTAATATGGTCTTTTGCTGATTATGTAATATCAGTTCGGTATCACTCATATATTCAGTCGGATCAGGTTCAGGTTCAGCAGATTGTTCCTGAGTTTTTTGCATTGTCTCAGTAATCCCCTCGAGTTTCGCAATACGTTCTCGCATCGCATTCTCATTCGTTCTCGCCTCGTCTCGTTGCTCACGCATTTTATCGATTCGAATCTGAGCGTTAGGGGGATCTTCACTTACACTCGGGTCACCCTTAGTTTCTTGTGGTTTGAATTTATCAAACTCATTAACGTCTGGCTGTCGTGGTGGTTGTGGTTCCTGTGGCTTTTGAGTTTTTGGTTGCGCTTGCGGGGCCGGTTCATTCGGATTCCCATCTGGGAAAATCAAATTAAAAATGTCCTCCGTACCTTTATCAACTACCGATTTTTGATCTGGAAAATTGAATTCGGGGGCAACTGCGTGTCCTTGGGCCATGGTATATATCTCCTTACGTCTTTTTTAACGAGGGTGACGACCTCGTGAGATTTCTTAGGTATTATCTGATTTAGTAGGATCTTGTGCGGCATGTTCGCCAATTTCGATCAATGAATCAAGTAATGCCTTTACATGTAGTATACCATCCTCGAATTTCACACAAGAAACGACCAGATGTGGGTCATGGCTATTCATTCGTGCAAATCGAGGGATAGTTAATGCTTCTTCGATATCATTCAAAAACTTTTGTCCACCATAAGTAGCTAAAAAATCTTTAACGTCGGCACCGGCATTTATCTCTAAATTACGGTCATTATCGACTTCTGGTAAACTCATTAGTTATTCTTCAATTTATTTATATCCGCGATACCTGGGTTCGCCATATTGGCACGATCCGTCTGTTTTAACTCGTTAGTCAGTCGTTTATTCTCAGAAACAACATCTTTATTGATCTCACCTTGTTTCTCAGTAATTTGAGTCAATTGTGCGACTTGCCCTTTAAGTTTCTGAATGACATTGTCAGGATTAATAAATTTCTTTAATTTAGGGTTCAAGGACTCGGCCACTTCACCTAATATCTCAGGTTTATCTAATAGTTCCATAAACTCATCCGAGGTGGATGCAATTGAGAAAAACTCTAATATAGCGTCTCGATAGTCACGATTCTTTAAGAATTGTGACCCTGCCGATACATTAATCTTAAATTGACCCACAATTTGTGCAGGACTTTGTAATTTTGATGAAGATGTCCCATCTTTATCAAGAACTTCTATAAGGACCTCATCATCAAAAAACTGGATTAACATATCCCATGTTTTCTGCAAGGATCTCTCAATCAGTCGTTTCTCGAATTTACGAACAAATTTAGAGAATTGGGATCGTGTTTGATTCAATAGTTCACCAATCGCTTTTCCAGATCGATCAACTTGAGTCCCAGTAGGTGCCCCGGCTGCAAGATTAGTTGCACCTGTCCCATTATCAATCATAGAAGCAAGTCGAATAAGCTCCCCATTCAAATGGTTAAGGTCCATTCTGATATCTAATTTCTTAACCGAATCCTTCATCTTAGAAAACAACACTACATTCGGCATCTTACGTGCCTTGAGTAAGTCTGATTGCTTAATCCCAGAACCCGTAATAACCTCAAATGGAGCATTCAACTGAAAACTCAATCCATCAAGAGACTGATTCTCTTTATCGTTCATCTCAAATTGAAGTGCTTTATAAGGTGAAATGACCGAGTCGGAATTGAACTCACCGACCATACTGTCATAGTTACATAATGAGAATGTCTTAAAGCCTCCTATAATAGGTGACTCTATAATCTGAAGAACATGTTGTCGCTCTCCAATATCAATCCAATACTGGACCTTCATCTTTTTGTTGGTTTTCTCATCTCTGATTGTGAATAACCCTTGGAATCTCAATATCTCATAGGGTGCTTGTGGATCTTGTTGTGTAGCTTGGTCACCGATAAAGGATTTACCCTCACCAGAAGTATCAACATCACTGTCGGACATATTCCCAAATGTAGGCTGCATCTTAATGAGCTTCATAACCGCAGATTTCTTATAAACGCCACGCTCGGCCAATTCCAATAATTGCTGTGGACTCTTAGAGTCTCTATAAATGATGTCGTCTTTCTCAGGATCGTTTTGTAAATGATTAATATAAATACGGTAAATGTCACGAACCTCGATCTTAACCGTCGGTCGATCCTCAGAAACTCTCCGTAACTTAAATGTTGTTCTGGTTGACGGATTACCTTTCTGATCCACCATGGGAGCATTAGTCTCAGGATCCAATATAGGTTCAATAACCTTCTGTCGATATACTCCTGTCGATGTCTCTCGATCTAATATAGTCTCAACACATGTGGAGTCATAAATAAGTGCTTGCTTCATAGATAACTCGTAGTTATAAACATAATCCTCAAGATTAGAGTAATAACTCAACATCCCGAATGCCTCACGGCTCATCATGTCATTCTCAGGGTCCGTACCATTAGCATCAACTGAAAAGTAACTTCCAGATCGTCCAAAGATAGCGTTACCCGCTTCACTCTCAACGATATTAACGGCCTTCCTTAATATAGGATTAAATACCTTAGACTCACCTCGGTAGTTGTGGTCAGATTGAAGGAAAATAGCTTTGTAAATACGATATCTCTCATCCCAGTCATAGGTTAACTGGACTTGTTTACCACCTCTGATGAAGTTACGTAACTGCTTGTAGTAATCGAATTTGTTAATAACATGATCTCTCGCCATGGTATCGAGGCGCATACTTCCCGCCAGATTCTCCTTGGTGAGCGTCGGATCATATATAGGTTCCATTTTACGAATTGTCTCAGACATAATTACCTCCATTATACATTATAAGAAATCACTCAGTTCATATAACTCATCCATCGTCACCCGTTCTTCATTCTCGGCTGCTAAAGGACAAAACCCTTTCTGAATCGCCCATTCCAGACTATTTACCGCAGGACCCGACTTCTCTGAATCCTCCCACATCTCGACTTGGATCTCCCAGGCATCCGATAAACAGTCCACTACATCATCCTTAACACCAAGGCTTGTAACTGTAATATGCTCTAACTCTTCTTCTAACTCGGTATGCTCGTGACTCCAATATATTTTCTGTGCTCGAATAGGTGCCTTAAGCGCTTTAATCCGGAATATCTTAGCCATACTCTTACGTGTCATTTCTTGTATAAAGAAGAAAAAATTCTCATCAGCCATCTTACGTTCTATAAATTTCTGGAACGTCTTCTGGAATGCCACAATCTCAAAAGTGCATATCTCGGCATACCATTTCTTAACAAAATCAAATAATACCTCCATCTGCTCAAATGGGTCGGAGGTACGCCACCTCACATAGTCCAAGACATATAAGTTACTGAATTGGTCCATACCGGATGCCATAAATACGGTGTAGTCGGCGCCATCTTTCTCGGATATGGCAAAGTCGGTCGTAATTAATACATTAACCAACATATTCTTAACATAAATCTTCTGGTCGACCGGATCTTTCTTAATATCATCTTCTGAGATGTACATATACTCCGAACGATTAAATACAGCTAACCCACCAGAGCTAGGGTCGTTTTGGTACTCTTGTGCAAAAGTTACGGGGTCAACATGCCTCAACTTACGCAGGACGTCTAAGGGCTTGTGCTCAGGCCAGAGCGCTTTCTCATTACCATCCTCATCTAATGAGATCGCCTTATACTCTAAAACCTGCCATGGAATATGGTCGGAAACCTTGTTTCTAGATACATTTCTGAGTAGGGAATCATAGTGAAGTATGGTCCCTGTG